GAATTGCTCTTGGAAACCTAAGCCGCGAATTGAATTTAACTTTTCACGGCTATCCTTATAATTCTTGGCCATCTCTGAGATCGAGTGGATAATCGCCTTTTTAGGGATTATTCTCGCTTTGATCCGGGAACCCTTCTTAATTACTGTGCCGTCTTTAGCGATGGTATCTTCATTAAGAAGTGAATAAATATGGTCAGGTTGGGAGTAATAGTAGCAAGCGGACCACTGCATCGCGATATTCGACAGAAATTCGAATAAAGGAAGCTGAATCCCTTGTAACTCACTATTACTACTCACCAAACCTATAGGTTTCTCTAAAGATAAAACTCCAATTTTTCCGTGTTGATCACGCGAAATCTCCAGATGATCGACTAGTGATCGAATGCGATCTAAACAATCGCAAACGACTCTTTGGTCTTCAGAACTCGTTTTCCAAAACGAGGCTGATTTCGCTAGTAAACTAACAAATTTTACTGGGTCATTTCGGAACCCTCTAATCACACGGTAAGCACGCAATGCTCCGAATGTCGTGAGTTGTAAACCACGATATAAACCATCCGGGTGCGGCCAACCTAAACCTCCAAGTTCAACAGGGAAGTATACGGGTAATCCGAGTTTTATCATAGTAAGTCTTATATCCGAAGTGATGACAAATGCTGTTCTTAGTAATGCATTTGCTATATCTGCATCCTTTTCCTTTTCAACAGTTGTGGTTAATATGGTGCCGAGTTGAGCCCATATTATATCCTTACTTTTACTGTTGTACGTTGACTTTAAGTTGGCATACGCCCTTAAAGAACCAACTGGAAAATAGGTAATTGTTCCATTTGTGACTGTAGCGATAAGTTCCCCTATCAACAGGAAACTACCTTCGTCAAACGGCATAACGTAATGTTTACCGTCGGAGACACGACCATGGCAAAGTTCTAAATTCGCCTTGTACAGTCGTGCAACACCTAATGGACAAATAGATGCAAGATCATCACCCATAATAGCTGTCAAACTATTATAGCCCATACCTAGCTCTTTCTTTGGAAAATATGTGTAGAATTTTCTTTCGCACATTTCACCTTCTAAGAAAGGGATAAAAGACTTAATCCTATTCTCTTCCTCGGTACTCAACTTTCGTTGACATCGAAGAAGGGCACTAAGCTTATGAAAATAGGGACAGATTAAAGATAGATGGTACATAGTCCAAGATATTCTGAAAAGAACGTTATTAAAAACATTCAAATGAAACCAGGACGGGGCTGTACCCATTAAATTACCGCGAAGCGAAATAACATCTTCACAATGATCACCAAAATCGTAAAATAACGATTGAGGGCCTGATAAACTCCTCCAAGCCGCCCAGTTAGGGCTGTTTCGGCAAGGCAAATTCATCACGGACTCAATAGAATCATTAATTGCTTCTATTATATTAAACGGTAAATAATCCGTAGCACTTTTCAGGTCAGACGATAACAGACACCAAGGTCCGAGCGCACTAACGTCGCTTGTTAAACTCCAGTCTAACGATGGAAGTTGACTAAACCACTTTTCGATACCATCTGGAACAATAGCCCATTTGGTCGGAGTGATCGGTAAAACCTTATCGTACATCGTTCTACGCACTACATGTGCTAATGCTTGTAAGGCTGCTTGGGAAGTTGTAACCACCCTGACTTTGAAGCCACCACGATCCGGCACACAGATTACATTGGACCTCGGATTAACTATCCTGGGGAACTTGTAGTTCTGTATATCATAGACGGGGGCATCAGGCCATAGTGATTCAACTAAAGAATCGCAGACTGATGATCC